CATAACAGGTATGCACGCATCTCTTCAGGAATCACTTAACAACTTATATCGTAATTTAGGTCCAACATCACCTCTAGGAGGAGCAGCAATAGCTTCAACTGCGGCCGGTGCAGCGGGTAGACTGAGTCCGTCATTTACAGCAGCATTGGCCAATGTTACAAATGTAGCTAGAAATCCGCATAAGGTAGTATTATTTACGGGAGCGAATTTTAGAGAGCATAGATTTACATACAGCCTAACGCCTAAAAATGCTAGAGAAGCTGAGATAATCTATGAGATAATTAGGAAATTTAAATTTCACATGTCACCCAAATATGGTTTGGGTAATGTAGGTCAAATATCTGCAGGACTAGTTCAAGGTTTAGGTGGTGATGGTAGTGGTGCATTTGCCAATGATCTTGCTGGGCTAACACAAGAGGCTGGTGCTACATCGCGCGCATTCTTTGAATACCCTGAAGTATTTCAAATTAAATTTAGTAGAGAATCCACACTATTCTCAATTAGTGAATCTGTGTTAAAGTCATTTACGATAAATTATCACCCCCAAAACTATCCAGCTTATGTTCGCTCGCTTACTCAAGGTGGCGCAAAAGCATATCCTGCTGAAGTGGTAATCGATATGCTATTCTTAGAGACTGATGTTATTACCAAGGAACAGATAGAGCAGAACGGAAGATAATTTCAATGAAATATTTTTCAAATTTTCCGTCTTTGACGTATAATTTACCCGGCATGCCAAATTCGGTTGAAGCTACCGATGTTACAAAGCGTTTTATCATAAGGGACTTTTATAAGAAACAAGCTTTATCTTTTTTTACATATAATGTCACAGACGGCGAACGACCAGATACCGTTGCTTATAATATCTACGGTGATGATTCGCTTGACTGGTTAATTCTTTTACCAAATGAGATTTTGGACCCTAGTTATGAGTGGCCTATGGGGCAGCAGACACTAAATGAATATATTAGAACCAAATACGGTAGCGTATCTACTGCAATGGCTCAGGTTCATCATTATGAGCAAATTATACAAAAGAGACAAGAAATTCTTAATCAAGATGGTGAATTGATACTCATACCTGAAAAGACTCTTATTGTAGATCAAACAACTTATACAAGTCTGTCTCCTGTAAATAGAACAGCTGTTACAAATTATGATTATGAATTAGCTAAGAATGAAAGACGCAGAAATATATCGATAATTAGCAGCAGGGCTGTTCCAAGTATTCTTGAAGCCTTTAGGGACCTTTATTAATAATGACGGTACAACCTGAATTTAGATCGGGTACAGGTGTAATACATGACCTGGCAATTCGCTCGACAGTCAATACCAATGTTACAGATTTTAAGCAGCTAGTTACAGAGATTAGCTATTATGAATCCATTGATTCGCCTGCTACATCAATGTATCTTGATGTCATGGATGCAATTGCATTTCGTAATACATTACCTATAGTAGGTGGTGAGACGGTACAATATTCTATTTCCGATAGTAATCGAAATGCTAATCGTATTCGTGGTAATATGACTCTCTACAAGCTCTCTAATCGTGTTAGAGCAAAGCAAGGTGTGGATTCATATGAGCTTAATTTAACCACAAATACTTTGTTGCAGGATCAATCTACTGTTATATCTCAAGGTCTGCAAACTACCAACATTTCGGATATGGTGCGTCAGGTATTTTCAACACACATTGCACCACTAACAAATAAACCGTTAGTTACGGTAGAAGATACAGAGGGAACCTTTACTACTGTATTGCCTAGGGTAAGCCCACTCACCGCGATGCGATATCTTGCGGATGAGGCCAAATCGGCAAATGATCGTAGCACCTCAAATTTCTTCTTTTTTGAAAATGCAAGAGGGTTTCATTTTGCATCTTTACAATATTTGATGCGTCAACCACCAAAAGCGACGTTTTATAATCTTGAAGATCGCATACCGGGTGATGATAGATTTGACAGATCGCGTGTAGTTGCAATAGAACAGTCGGTTGGGTTTGATTTGTTATCCGGTGTGACAAATGGTCAGCTTGGTGTGCAGGTCTTATCGCTTGATCCAGTTGCAAAGAGATTTAGAACATCACAATATCTCTATAATCGAGATTTTGGTCAAGTTGAACACATAACAGCCCATCCAAGAATTGCACCGTCAGTAGCACAAAGATTAGGTTCTTCAATATCAAGAGAAAAATTTATAGTATCTAATTCATATCAAGGTACAATACCTTATATTACAAACAATGACGGTTCAACACAGAATACCTTTAGACGTCGCCAAGACTTTCTCGCGCGCGAGACATATCTTAATTCGGAATTATTGTCATCTGTTACTAAGGTCATGATTCATGGTAATTCTGACATTGCCGTCGGTGATACTATAAAAATAGTAATGCCAAAAGTTGGTGAGTCATCATCGCGGGATAAGCAAACTGATTCCTTTGTCTCGGGTAAATATCTTGTGACGGCAGTATCTCATAGATTAACTGCAGGTGGATTGGAATATTCAACACTATTGGAGTGCGTGGCCGATGCCTACAGCACACCTATTGCTTAGAGGATAGATTAATGCCCGTAAGAGCTGACGAATGGATGGGCACCAACGGCTTTGTATGGTTTGTTGGTATTGTCGAAGATCGTAGTGACCCACTTAAAATCGGTCGTGTTCGTGTTAGGTGCTTTGGTTGGCATTCAAATGACAAAGCTGCTCTACCTACGGCATCATTGCCATGGGCGCAAGTTATGGTACCAACAACATCGGCCAGCACCAGCGGTGTAGGTAGTTCACCTACGGGTTTGACTGAAGGGTCTTGGGTCATAGGCTTTTTTATGGACGGTCGCCGCGCGCAGACACCAATGATAATGGGATCATTTCATGGTGTTGCTGGTGATGCTGCAAATCCCAATGAAGGCTTTGGTGACCCAAATGGTGTGTACCCAGTCGTATCGGGTATCCCGGATACATCACCAATGGCCGCGGGTGGCAACTCATATGTCGATACGGCAATTGTTCAAGATCGCATATCAACCAAAGTAAAAAATGTACCTGAAGCTGCAATACAGAAAATTACATCTGTAGCATATGATGCTGATGATGCAACTTATGAGACTCCTACCTGGAATCAACCTGATTTACACGCAGAAACAAATCCACCATTATATCCATATAATCACGTTCGCACTACAGAATCCGGACATCTATTTGAAATCGATGATACAAATGGTGCGCGACGTATTCATGAATATCATGCATCTGGCACTAACCGCGAAATTATGAATGACGGAACCACAGTTACTCGCATAGTAGGTGATGACTATCAAATAGTCGTCAAAGATAAAAAAGTCATCATCTTTGGTTCTTGTAGCGTAACTATAGCGGGTGATGCGCGACTTAGAATTGATGGTGATATGGTGCATGAAGTGCTAGGTGATTATCATCTGCATGTTAAAGGTAGCATGAAATCAAAAATTGAAGGCAATCAAGAAACAGAAATTATAGGGTCTTCGGTTACTCAAATTAATTCAAATGATTCTAAGAGCATTGGTGGAAATCGGGTCAGAAATGTTGGTGGCGAAGTATCAGAAAATTTTGCATCGGTGCATCGTTATACGATAGGCGGTGATGTAACCCAAATAATTGGTGGTTCCAAGCTTACAACCGTCGCTAGCAAAATAACTCAGGTATCTGGCGGTGATCTGAATATGGGTTCTGGTGGCGCAACCTCAATAGCCGGTAAATCTTCATTCACATCAGGATCTCCTGGGCCCACAACTATTAAGGGGTCTAGGATCGATCTAAACCCACCATAATGAGGTGATAGCGTGACTATTCCTAGCCCACAAAATTTACAAGCTTCTATATCATCAGCATCAGGTGTTGTTGCTTCAGCGCAGCAAGCTCTTGGTGCAGGTTGCGGTGTTGGTTCAGCACTATCGCAAATTAATTCATCGATACAACAAGCTAGTGAAGCAATCAATAATGCCATATCTACAGCAAATGATATCATATCTGCTGTGCAAAATCTACCGAATATTATCACACAGCAAGTAAGTGGTGTTATATCAACAGCAATAACAAATGCTTTAGGTCCTGTGCGTGAGCTTAATGCTTTAGCAAATCAAATTCAAGCTGAGGTTGCTAATCTTTTGCGATTGGTCAATAATCCTGCGGCCTTTATCGCACAATATCTTAATATTCAAAGATTATTCCCAAACCTAGACCTTAACGGTTTGTTAAATCGAATATTATCTGGTATGAATATATGCCAAGCAACGGCAGAAGCAGCGCAGCAAGCACCCAATCACCCACCATCTACTGCATCCGCTGAAGCTGCGCCAACAGCACAACCAACACCGGAAGCACCTGAACCCGCACCAGTTGTAAATCTTTCATATCAGTCTCAGATAACTCGTGAGCCACTAGAACCACCACCTGGGGTTGCTGGTTCTGCCGGAAATACATCAACAGATGATGCATTAAATCGCATTAGAGACCAGCAAAGGGCCGCATTGGAAGCTCAATATTGGAGATTAAGTTTACAAAGATTTTGGTCAACCGATGATCAAGAACGCGCCGATCTTGCACGACAAATGCTTGATACAAGAGAACAACAACAGGCATTTATACGCACATCGCCATAATGTGGTTGATAAATAAGCCACAAACGGAGAGATGAATGTCAAACGCGATCAAGACGCCAATCTTTAAGGATTTTGATCTAAACATGAAGATGCACCCGGTAACGGGTAAGCTAATTGTGCGTAAGAATCAAGATTCAGTTAAGCAGGCTCTTAGATCGCTAATACTTACGGATAGAGGCGAAAGACCATTTAGAAATCAGTTTGGGTCTGACATTCGCGCGAGACTATTTGATCTTATGGATCCTAGTTTGGCGCTACAGATAGAAAGTGATGTTTTACTAGCCGTAGCTAATTATGAAGAAAGAGCTATAATACTAAACGTAGGTGTGGTTGATGATCCAGAGAATAATGTTGTTCGTGTAAACATAACTTTTAGAACTACAACTTCTCAGGCTCCTGCTAACCTAACATTAACTCTGGAGGCCATACGATAATGGCGGCTAATAGTGCAATTACCGTAGCAGGTCTAGATTTTGATACGATTCGTCTCAATCTGCGAAACTTTATGGCAGGTAAACCCGATTTCTCAGATTTTGATTTTGAGGATTCTGCCATAGGTACGCTACTTGATCTTCTGGCATATAATACTTACTATAGCGCATTCTATGCAAATATGGCAGCAAATGAAGCATTTCTTGATACGGCTCAGATTTATGATAACGTCGTATCTCGCGCCAAAATGCTTGGATATCTTCCGACTTCAGCACGCGGCCCAACCGCAAATGTGCGAGTAAGTTTTACAGTTCCAGCAAATTCAACTTTCAGAACTATCAATATTGCAAAAAATACTCAGTTTAGGGCCGTAGTTAATGGTGTATCATATACATTTGTGACACCACAATCATATCCTATAACTGCAAATTCATCAAATAGATTTAATGGTTTTATTCAGATTACAGAGGGTGTACCATTAACGCATAGATTTCTTTTCTCTGCGGCCAATACATCATTTATATTACCTAATGCAAATACCGACACATCAAGCATAACTGTCGCAGTCACGACATCGGGTAATACTCAGACATATATTCAAGCATCCGATTTAAGAACTGTCAATTCTACATCAAAGGTTTTCTTTATAGAACCTGATCGCAATAAGCTGTTTAAAATTAGCTTTGGTGATAATGTTCTCGGGCAGAAACCTACGTTTAATAGCACAGTTGCGGTATCATATCGAGCAACAAACGGAACAAGAGCTAATGGTGCCAATAATTTTACCGCCATAAGCACAGTTGGTGGGCAAAGCAGCTTTACGTTAACAACAGTCGAAAGAGCCACTGGTGGTGCAGAAATTGAATCAATCGAATCGATTAGATTTAACGCACCGCGTCTCTATGAAACACAAAATCGTGCAGTAACTAAGGAAGACTATAAGAGAATAATTCTGCGCGATAACCCTGATCTATCGGCAGTCAATGTTTGGGGTGGCGAAGAAAATGATCCGCCAATATTTGGTAAAGTATATGCATGTGTAAAGCCTAGTGTTGGCACGCTCGTATCTACTAATCGCAAAGAGCGCATAAAGCTGGCCATTAAATCTTATAATGTGCAGTCAATCGACCTTGAAATTGTCGATCCAACATACCTATATGTGGTCCCAACAACAATAGTTCGTTACGATCCTCTTCTCACCACACTACAACCATCAGAAATTGCAGTTCGCGTTGCAAATAAGATCATAGCATATGAATCATCAAATTTAAATCGTTTTGATGGTAAATTTAGATATTCTAGATTTCTAGATTCGATTGATTCGGCTGAATCATCAATCGTATCAAGCACGGCCAAAATTGAAGCTCAAAAGAAATTCTTACCGTCAATTACACAATCAAATACCTATCGAATTTCATTCAATCGAATGATATATCACCCAAGTGACGGATATCAGACGGCCACTTCATCTACATCATTTATTTTAAATGGATTTACATCATTTTTTGATGATGATGGTAACGGAAATGTACGGGTATATTACGTATCTCAGGGTAAGCGAACTTATATCAAAAATATTGGTACAATAGATTACCTGACTGGACTAATTACACTAAATGCATTTCAGCCTACATCAGTTGCAACTGGTGAAATTGATATTCGTGTAGAACTTGATGATTATAATATCTCACCTATACGCAATCAGATATTACTAATAGCTGGTGCAAAGATAACACTAATAAATGACAATACAGGCGCAATTGATGCGCGTCTGGAAACCGTTAGTACTGTCGGTAACAGCGCGACTTTAGGTGCAACCTCAATTTCTCAGCTAACGACATTCTAATATGACAATATCAGGCGCCGAAGAAACATTCAAAAAAATATCACCTCTTATTGAGGCACAATTTCCTGCATTCATACGTGAAGAAGGACCCCGATTTGTATCCTTCTTAAAAGCTTATTATGAATTTATGGAGCAGTCTGGTCAGGCTGTTAATGCGACCCGAAGCTTAATTGATAATCAAGATATAGATCGAACTTTAGATTCATTTGTTGAATATTTTCAACGCGAATTTATGTTAAACATTCCAAAAGATGTTTTGGCCGATAAAAGATTACTTGTCAAGCATATTAGAGATTTCTATAGAACTAGAGGATCTAAATTTTCATATGATTTTCTATTCTATGCGCTGTTCAATAAGCAAATAGAGATTGTTTATCCTGGTGATTTTATACTAAGAGCATCTGATGGTAGATGGGTACGAGAGACAATACTTAGAGTTGGTAATCCATTTTCAACACTACCTACTAATTTAGACGGTAGAAATATTGTCGGATCAGTTTCAGGTGCGACGGCTCGGGTACAGAAAGTTACTCGCGTTGTGGTTCTTGGTCATCCACTATTTGAATTGCTTGTTGAAAATGTTGTTGGTGAGTTTATTGATGGTGAAACTGTATCTGATGATTTAGGTAATAATGCAACAATTACTTCAGCATTTGGTAGCTTAATTGGTATTGAACAAGTTGTTGATCCCGGTGCTTTTCACCAATCCGGCGATTCTGTTATAATAACCTCATCAGGGGCTACAGCATCAGCAAGAGTAGCATCAACAAATGATTTAGGACCAGTATCATTTCGCATCAATAGAGGAGGTAGTGGTTATCGTTTAGGTCAAACTGCAATAATTGTGGAAGGTGGATCGGGCACTGGTGCGGCTGCTATTGTTACATCTTTATCTAATACTACATTTGTTAGTTTAAATACAAATCAGATAGCACCATTATCTAATGTAGTTCTTAATACGGGCCCAACATTCGTATCTCTTGGTACAAATACAGCTTCGGTATCTGCAAATTTGGCGGCGGCCAATATATCATCGACTCTTGCAACATCCTTAAATTTTGCAAATTCAGTTGCTGGATCAATTAATGCAATTTCAGTTACTAGTGTTGGTATTAATTACGTACCGGAATTACCAACAGTTACTACACGGGATCAAATTGTATTCGAGCTAGGTGTGCCTGGCCAAGCTGGTAGACTTCAGGGTGATGATGCAGTAATTATTCCAATACGAGCACCCGGAGCAATTTCATCTCTTGGGGTAATATCATCGGATGCATCATTTGATAAATTTACTGATGCAATTGTAGTAAATTCTCGAGGCACCGCACCCACAATAGATCAGAATATTGATTTAGCAGGTAATCAGCGTTTTACCATTAGAAATACAACATATAACGCTGATATCAAACCTATTATTGCTGGCGTTATTACTCAGCCGGGTAGATACATTGATACTAAAGGCTTTCTTAGCTGGAATATGAGATTACAAGATAATGATTTTTATCAGGAATATTCATATCTGATTAAGGTCACAGAGATTGTAGATCGATATAGAGATGTTGTCAAGAGAGTATTGCATCCTGCAGGCTCTAAGATGTTTGGTAGCTATCAGTTTGTATCAAATACAAATCTATCACATAATCATGGTTTCATTTATAGTCAAGAAGCAATTTTACCGATTACATTAAGTGTTAATAAGGCAACATTAAGATCGGCAAATGTATCCGTTGCTGCTCAAGATAGTCAAGCAGTTGGATTAACCTTTAGCCCATCAGGTAGACAAATGTACATGATTGGGTCGAATACGGATAGAGTATATCAATATAAATTATCAACAGCATTTGATGTATCAACCGCAACTTATACTTCTAAAAATATATCAATTGCAAATACATCAACAACCGGTGCTGGTGATACATCACCAACCGATGTAAAATTTCATCCTGAAGGTCATACAATGTATATTGTTGGTACCATTAGGGATAGAGTTTATCAATATTCTTTATCTAAAGCTTGGGATGTATCTACAGCAACATTTGCATCCAAAAGTGCATTAGTATCATCACAAGATACTGCACCACAGTCTGTTGAATTTGGTGATAATGGTAGCAAGATGTATATTCTCGGTTCTACCAATGATAGAATTTTTCAATATACACTATCAACCCCGTGGGATGTTTCTACAGCAACGTATGCATCTAAATTTTTATCGGTGGCCACACAAGAAAATAGCCCACTAGCTATGGTTTTTGGTAGTGATGGTAAACAGGTTCTTGTAGTTGGTAGCACCACTGATACAGTTTATCAATATACACTATCAACGGCGTGGGATATTTCTACAGCAACATATGATAATAAGAGCTTAAATGTTGGATCCCGAGAATCAGTTCCACATGGGTTAGCATTAAGCATAGATCAAACAAAATTGTTTGTTGTGGGTACATCAACCGACACAGTTTATACCTACCAAAGGTCAACCTAGACCTGATAAATAATGTGACTAGGAAAAGGTTCAGATGACAAATAGAATCACTCCATTCTTTCGTTTAAATACAGCCGATCAGTTGAAGGAGTCATTTGATGAGCCTTCACCGACTCGGCTTTACATGTTTATGGGTGGGGTAACACCTTTTGCTAATGATTCATCACCACCGGCAGTAACAAACAATCAATTTACTACAGAGTTTGATGTATATCGAGATATGGTTGCGCTAAAGAGAATCAATTCAACCGACATCATCTCAATTGCGCCTCGATATAACTGGACAAATAATACTGTATATACTGAATATAATGATAGAACTGCAAATCTATATGATAAGCAATTTTATGTGCTTACATCAGAAAACAATGTCTATAAGTGCATAGACAATAATAGAGGCGCAGTATCGATAGAAGAACCCTCTGGTATTAGCACATCAGTTGTTAGCACAGCCGATGGTTATCGTTGGAAGTTCTTATTTGCTATAACTACCGCCGATGCGCAAAAATTCTTAAATAGCTCTTATATTCCAGTTAGGGAGATAACTGCAAATAACGGAAGCGCACAGTGGTCGGTGCAGCAAGTTGCGGCCAATGGGTCAATTGACCATATTGTAGTTACATCCAATGGTAGTGGTTATATAAGCACGGCTAATACCTTCTTATCAGTAACAAATTCGAGCGTGGTAAGATTAGAAACTAATGCATTACAGATTGACGGCGCATATACCGGATCAACTCTGTATATCTCATCCGGACTTGGTGTGGGTCAGCTTAGACGTATAACAAAATATGTTGGTACAGGTCGAGTGGTAACAGTTAACAACGCATTTACTATTACACCAAATACTTCATCGACTTATTCTATTGCGCCTACTGTGATAGTTAGTGGTGATAGTGGTGCAACTGCATCCATACGCGCAACCGCACATGTTTCTAATACATTGGGTGGCCAAGTTCGCAAAATCACCATGATAACTAACGGTCGTAGTTATGGCGAAGCAAATGTAGCCATCATAGCAAATTCATCATATGGGTCAGGTGCTATCGCACAAGCTATCATATCACCAAGAGGTGGTCATGGTAGCAATGCACGCAAAGAATTAAATGCTAAGGATCTAATGCTTTCTGTATCTATAGCTGGTGGTGAGTCAAATACATTTCCAACAAATAATGATTTTAGAACCATCGGTGTAATTAGAGATCCAAAGCTTAGAAGCGGGCCTGCAGCCAATGCATCGGTAATCGATCAGTGTCATCGTATAGTGCTACAAAATGTGTCGGGCGACTACACCGCTGATGAAATTGTAACTGGTGGCGTAAGCGGCGCTAAAGCAAGAGTAGTATATTTTGCAAATACAAATGCAACTCGGACCAGAGGTGTGCTTCGTGTTATTCGTCTGACAACAAATGGTATTGGTGGTGGGTTTGCACAAACCGAATCATTGACATCATCTTCATCTGGTGTAACTGCTACTATTATCAATGCTATAAAGCCTGCAATTAGAGAAAATACCGGGGATGTCTTATACATAGAACGAAATCCGCCAATTGTCAGAAAGCCGGATCAGCTTGAAGAATTTCGTTTTGTCGTGACGTTTTAAGGGGTAAGAAAACAGATGGCGTCTATTGCTAATACCGTCACGCTTTCTACGGATCTAAATGTTGATCCGTATTATGATGATTTTAACGAATCAAAGAATTTTCACCGTATTTTGTTTCGACCTGGTCTTGCTGTTCAGGCTCGCGAACTTACTCAAATTCAATCAATTCTACAAAATCAGATTGATCGTTTTGCTGAACATGTGTTTAAAGAAGGTAGCATTGTTCGCGGGTGTCAAACTCTATTAGATAATAGTGTTATGTTTATAAAACTGCGCGATAGAACTTCTAACGGTGTTACTTCCGTTAATGTCTATTCATTCTTAAATAAGACAATTATTGGATCTACTTCAGGTGTTTCGGCTAGCGTCATAAAAGTTAATGACGGCTCAGAGGCAAATACTCCTAATTTTAAGACTCTTTTTGTTAAACTAACCGGCGCAAATGGTGCGATTCGTATATTTTCGAATGGAGAAATAATCACAGCATCTGGTGGTGGTAATGTTACGGCTAATTTAATTTCATCTGCTGCTATTGGATTTTCTGCTTTTATGAAGATAGAACCAGGTGTAATATATGCAAAAGATCATTTTATTCGTACAGATGAAAATCTATTAACCTTATCAAAATATTCGACCAATGCTTCGGTGCGTGTAGGATTTAATATTATAGAATCAATTATTAAAGAATCTGATGATTCTAGTCTATTAGATCCAGCATCAGGAGCATATAATTATGCTGCACCAGGCGCAGCCAGATTGAAATTAGAAGCTAAATTTACGACAATTGGATTAAATGAGACAGGAAGTAATAATTTTATAGAACTTACTCAATTAAAAGATGGTATAACACAGTCAAAATCAGACTCACCACAATATGGACTATTACGTGATTATTTTGCCAAACGTACATATGATGAATCAGGTAATTATGTCGTAAGAGGTCTTGTTCCCAGACTTCGTGAACATCTATCAAGTGGAAATAATCAGGGGGTATTTGCTGCCGTAGACGGTGGTAGTGCAACAAAGCTTGTTGTAGAACTTAATCCAGGTAAAGCATATGTTCAGGGATATGATATTGAAACTCTGCAAAGTGCGAGAGTAGAAATTGATAAGGCCAATGATTTTGCTTCTGTATCAACAGCATCCGCGGTAATAGATTATGGTAACTATGTTTTAGTAGATAATATAGCGGGTGGATGGGGGATAAATTCTCAAGCCCTAGTTAGCTTGCGAGCGCAGCAAGCTAACTCAGTATCTACACTGGCATATTCTACAACCAATTTTCCATCAACACAAATTGGTACGGCTAGAGTTCGCTCGATAGAATACCATAACGGAATACCAGGCCTACCATCAGCACAATATAAGCTTTATTTGACCGATATCAATATGAACTCTGGTTTTGGATTTCAAAATGTTCAGTTTATAGGATTTAATGCAGGGTCGGGTCAAGCTAATGGTAAGGCCGATATACTTGGATCTAATGGTCTTAATGCTAATACCGCAGAATCTTCATTTGAGAGGGCTGTCTTTAAATTACCTGCAAAATTTATCAGACGTTTAAGAAATAGATCAGGAACTGTGGTTTCAGATTTTAGATTTAAGAAATCATTTGATATAACTTTTGGTACCGCAGGTACCGCAACAGCTACAACAGGGTTAGCTAGCGAAACATTTTCTGGTTCGGGTAGCCTATCTGCAAGTTTTGGTCGGGCAAATTATTATGTGGTTGCGCGCGGATCAGGTAATACTGCCGCAATTAGCACCCTGCGTTTAAGCACGACTAGCGGCTCTAATACTATAACACGATCCAATAGCTCTATTGATCTATCAACCCGCATTAATGCAGGCGATCTCATTCGAGTTGCAAATACTGGTGATTTTATTGTCACATCGGTATCCGCATCGTCTCTTACGACGCTTTCTACAGCGCCTGCAACCAAAACAAATATGCGAGTACATAAGCTTATTAAACAAGGCCAAGTTTTAGATTTTGGTGGCCAAGGTGGGCTTGCTGGTGCTGCGCGCACCATAACAGTATCATCACCTACTCAGACTGATTTTGATCTTAAGGAAACTCTTGGTTCATCCATCAATGCTACGGTGATAGCTGAGCTAAACAAAGTAGATGGTCAAGAAGCTTCTAAAACGGTAAATCGAAATCAATTGGTACAGATTCGTATCGGAGCTGGTGGTGGTACATCATATATTGCGAATACTACAGGACCATGGCCTCTTGGTATTTCCGATGGTTTTAAGATAGTATCTGTACGTAGAAAATCTGGATCAAATTTTTCATCCCTCAGCGAAGGTACTGATGTAACAAATAGCTTTGTGCTTGATTCTGGTATGAATGATAATTACTATAGTCATGCCCAATTAGTTAAAAGACCTGGTGCTGGAATTAATATATCTTCTGGCGATAGATTGCTTGTAAAGCTTGATTATTTTACTCATAGTTATTCTACAGGTGTTGGTTATTTCTCTATCGATTCTTATCCTGTCGATGACACCAATGCGGGAACAGATACGACAAAAATTTACACATATGAGATACCAAGATTTGTTTCTCAGCGCACCGGCTCAATTTATGATCTTAGAGATAGTATTGATATACGCCCAAGAATGACGGATACTGCAAATACCGTTACTTCTCTTACCAATATATCAATAAATCCTAAGCTATCAACATCATTCGATCAGCCGTCAGGTGGTTTAAGATTTATGTCACCTGGTGATACATTTACTACTGATCTTGATTATTTTCTCTATAGAAATGATAGGATAGTTCTAGATCGTACAGGTGTATTTTCATTAGTTAGAGGGGTACCATCTAATACTCCAATAACACCCGATGAACCGCTAGATTCTATGTCGGTTGCTACGATAAATCTAACACCATATCCATCTCTACCCGATGAACAAGCTCGTAGAGTCGGTAGAACTGATCTTGCTTCTAAAGTATTTCC